GAACATTGTGTAGCTGGTGATTTTGCAAATTATGATGGGACATTGAACCCCCAAATTATGCATGCTTGTTTAGATTTAATTAATGAGTGGTATGATGATGGAGAAGAAAATGCCTTGATCAGAAAAGTGTTGTTTGAAGAAGTAGTGTCTTCTGTGCATATTTGCGGGACGTTAGTCTATCAATGGACACATTCTCAACCATCTGGTAATCCATTGACGACTATTCTCAATTCTATGTACAATTCTATTTCTATGCGAATCGTGTACATATTGTTGATGAGAGAAATTAAAAGCTTTCGCAACAATGTGTCCATGATTTCGTATGGTGATGATAATGTTGTGAATATCTCTGAAGATATTGTGGACTGCTTTAATCAGTTCACAATTTCTGAGGGATATTCCAAAATTGGAATGACGTACACTGATGAATCAAAAGGAAAGAATGAAATTGTATCAACGAGAAATATAACTGAAATTGAATTTTTGAAACGTAGCTTTAGATTGACGAAAGGTAGATATGATGCGCCATTGTCCCTCCCAACAGTACTAGAGATGGTTTACTGGGTGAGGGGCGATCTTGAGCATCAAGAGTTGTGTGTGACAAATTGTGAGACTGCTTTTGTTGAACTGGCTTTGCATGACAAGTCAGTGTTTGATTTATGGAGCAAGCGCATCGCGCGCGCTTGCAGAGCTGAGAACTTGTATCCCACGCTTCATGCTTATTCTGCTATTAGAAATATGTTGTTCTTAGGATGTGTAGGTAATAACCGAGGTTTTATTGTTAATGATATGAATGATGACACACAACTTTTGTGTGGTAGTGCACCTAAACTCCCTAGCGCTCAAGTGCTAGATAATTCCAACTCTCCCACTATGAACCCTGTGACTCAGTTAGTCGAACCTGTCGATCCCGTGGCCAAGAATGATGCTCGTCAGGTGACACAATGGGTTGATGATGCTGCTATTCAAGAAGCAACATTACCTAACCCTGTGGTACCTGGCAAGGACATTCTTGCACCTGGACTGGAAATGAGAGAACACAATATAATTGATGTTCTTGAACGACCAGTCAGGATTGGCTCTTTCGAGTGGGCTGACACCTCTGGCCCTGATACTGATATCGCTGTCTATAATTTTCCTGATTCTATTATCTCTAATGCTCCTAATGTCGCTGATAAAATTGCCCATTTTACATTTCTGCGCGCTCACATCGTGGTCAGATTCGTTGTAAATGCCAACACATTTCAGGCCGGACGATTGGTTGCTTACTTCGCGCCCTTCAGTACCTCTGCAGATATTGGGGATCGTGTGAATGTCAACAACTTTATGAGCTCTAAGACTGTCTTTCCTCGCATCGTTCTGGACGCTGGTTCAGGCAACATTGGCGAACTTACTATCCCCTATGTTTCATACTATACCCATTATGATCTAGCGCGCGGTCTCGGCGACTTGGGTACCGTTAGAGTTTCTGTTCTTAATCCTCTACAGAGTGGTAGTGCTACTGTCTCTGTCTTTGCTAATTTTAAGTGTATTTCTTTGCAAATTCCTACTGCTGCTCCTAATGCTTTGGGTTCTTTCGCTGGTGTTATTTCCGATTTGAAGAGATACGTTTTGGGTAATCCTGATTGTAAGAAGAAGTGCTTCCGACAAAAGTTTCGCGACTTGTTGTCGGCAGCAACAGAAAATGAGACCTCTGAATCCGAACCGAC